GGTGAGGTGCTAACTGCTTTCTCTGAAAACAATGTTTTCTCAGATTCATTACATACCGTAAGAACTATTTCTTCTGGTAAGTCAGCACAATTCCCTGTTACAGGCACAGCATCAGCCGCCTATCACACACCTGGCAATTTATTGACTGGTGGTGCAATTCTGCACAATGAGAAGGTCATTAACATAGATGACTTACTTATTGCTCAATCATTCGTTGCAAACATTGACGAATTGATGAACCACTATGACGTAAGAGCAATCTACGCTAGTGAACTAGGTAAGGCTTTAGCGAAACGGTATGACCAGAACGTTGCGAAAACAATCGCAAACGCTTCTAGAGCTTCTACTACTTTGACAGGTGGTAGTGGTGGTACTGTTCTAACTCTTGCTAATGGTAATACTGCATCTTCAGATGTTACTGGTGATGAGTTAGCAGCAGCTATCTATGACATTGCTCAAGCATTTGATGAGCGTGACATACCTAAAACAGATCGTTTTGTAGTACTTCCACCAGCTGAATACTACAAGCTACCTGAATCAGCTACTAGAACTATTAGTACTGACTACAACCCAGGTGGTAACGGATCTTTTGCTTCAGGAAATGTTCAGCAGATTGCAGGTATGCCTGTGATTATGAGCAACAACATTTCACAGGAGAATAAGCCTCCAGGTGGAGGTGATGCTAACGAATTAGGTGGTTCTAATAACACCTATGCTGGTGATGACAGTAAGACTATCGGTCTTGTCTTCCATAAATCAGCTGTTGGTACAGTTAAGTTACTTGATCTTCAAACAGAAATTTCTGGTAATGACTATCAGGTCATGTACCAAGGAACGCTCATGGTGGCGAAATACGCTCTAGGCCACGGAATCCTCCGTCCTGAAGCTGCTGCTACTATCAAACTTTCTGCTTCATAGTCAATTACAGAAGGGTACTCATATAATGTGGGTACTCTTCTTTTTTTCTTGTTATGGCTTACGGTAAGAAAAAAGTAAAAACAAAAGGCACTAAGAAAAAATGACAACAGCTGTAGCTACAACTGAACTAGAAGCAATCAATGTAATGTTGGCTGCTATTGGTGAAGCTCCTATTAACACCCTGACAGGTACTTTGCCTGTTGATGCAAGACTTGCTCAAAACACTCTGAAAGAAATTAATAAAGAAATTCAATCAGAAGGATGGCACTTCAATACAGAAATAGATGTAGTCCTTGCTATTGATGGTTCTAAGAATATTAATTTAGCTTCTAATGTTATAAGAGTTGATCCTAATGTTCATGATCATCCATCTATTGATGCTGTTCAAATAGGTCTAAAACTATATAACCGTAAAAAACAAACATTTGAATTTGATGATGAGTTAACTTGCACTGTTGTTTACTTTAGAGAATTTACAGAAATACCAGAACCAGCAAGAAGATACATTATGGTTAAAGCTGCAAGAGTATTTGTAGATCGTCTTGTAGGTGATCAAGGTTTAAGAAGCTTTACTCAGCAGGATGAAATAAAAGCAAGAGCAATATTAATGGAAACAGATTTAAGTAATGCTGACCATAATATGATTACAGGAAATCCATCTATTAATGATGTCTTTGGTACTTACCTTCCTTCTAATGCTTTAATCAGGTAATTATGGCTATTGTTTCAAGAAATATTCCTACTCTTTTAAGAGGAGTATCACAAGCTTCTGATGCAACGAAACAACCAGATCATGCAGATATACAGGAAAATGCAGATAGTTCCCCAGTCCAAGGATTACAGAAGAGAGGAGGTGTTCAATACTTAGCAACGTTAAACAATTTTCCTACAGCATCTAACGTTCATATCCATACAATTAATAGAGATTTAAATGAAAGATATGTAGCTGTATTTAGTGATGAAGCTTTAAAAGTTTATGATATTGATGGAACGGAAAAAACAGTACATACACCTGATGGTGTTACTTATTTAGATACAACTAATCCTAGAGCACAAATAAAAACAGTTACAATTGCTGACTATACCTTTGTAGTTAATACTTCTATTACAACAAAGATGCAAGCTGCATTAACAAGTGGTCCATTTTATTACAACGGTACAGATTCTTATTATTTAAACAATCAAGCAATAGTCTTTTTTAATCAAGTCTCAGCTAATACGGAATACACATTAGAGGTTGCTGGTAGAAAATGTGTTTATGACTCAGGTACAAGTAATTTAAGAACAACACTTATCGCTGAAAAATTAGCAGCTGGATTAACTGCTGATGAAGCTGATGTAACCGAAACAGGATCAGCTTTAAGTACAAGTGCTCCAAGTGGTTTTAATATTCAAAGAGTTGGTTCTGTTCTGTGGATTCATAAAAAAGATAACACTTCTTTTAATATTGATGTAAATGATTCACAAGGTAATTCACAGATAACTTTAGTTAAAAATTCAGTTCAAACATTTACTGATCTTCCAACTGTTGCACCTAATGGTTATGTAGTAGAAGTAAAAGGAGATGATACAACTAACTTTGATAATTACTACGTTAAATTTGTCACTAATAATGAACAAGCATTTGAAGAAGGTCAATGGGAAGAAACTGCAAAATTAGGCATTAAATATAAATTTGATTATGCAACAATGCCTCACATCTTAGTAAGACAAGATGATGGTAATTTTAGATTTGCAAAAGCAGATGGAGATACTTATACAGCAACAACAACAAATGCTACTTGGGCACAATCAGGTACAACGGTAACTATCACTTTAAACAATCATGGTTTTGATGTTGGAGATAGAGTTTATGTAGATATAACTTCTGGTGGTGGTTTAGATAATTACTACACAATTGTAACTACTGCGACTAATTCATTTACTTATACAGGTGGTAATTCATTAACGGCAAATGGTAACTGTACTGTTGCCTTTGCTCACGTTTTACCAAAATGGGGAGAAAGAACTGTTGGTGATTTAGATACAGCTCCTAATCCTTCTTTTATTGGTACTAATATTAATAACGTTATATTTTTTAGAAACAGATTAGGCTTTTTGGCTGATGATAATGTCATCTTATCTAGAGTATCTGAGTTCTTTAACTTCTTTCCTGAAACAGCTACTACTGTAATTGATTCTGACCCTATTGATGTAGCAGCTTCTAATACAAAAGTATCAATATTAAAGCACTCAATAACAATGGGTGAGCAGTTAATATTATTTTCAGATCAAACTCAATTTGTATTATCAAGTTCTTCTGATACGTTAACTCCAAAGACTGCAAACGTAATTGTAGCAACAGAGTTTGAGAGCAGTACTGAAGCTGTACCTGTAGGAAGTGGGAATAGTATTTATTACTTAACCAAGAAAGGTTTATTTGCTGGTGTAAGAGAATACATATCCCAACAAGACTTAGACATTAAAGATGCTAGTGATATTACTATTCATATTCCAAAGTATATTCCAGCTAATATATTTAAGTTAGCAGTTTCAACAAGTGAAGATGTTTTAGTTTTATTAGGCACAGATAATCCAAATAAAATATATATTAATAGATGGTTATATGGTGAGGACTATCAAAAAATATTGAATTCTTGGTCTACTTTTTCTGTTAATTCTTCTAGGTCAATATTAAATGTTGATTTTATTAATAGTGATTTATACATGGTAATTAGAAATAGTAATAACGTTACTACTATAGAAAAGTTACCTTTTGAACCTAACTACAAAGAATCTAATGCAACCTTTCAATATCATTTAGACCATAAAGTTACAGAAGCAACTACAGGTGTATCTATTGCTTATGTAAGTAGTACTAATACAACAACTTGGACTTTGCCTTATAGAACCTATGCAAGCATGTCTGTAGTTGGTAGATATTTAGCTGATGGAGAAACTTCTACTTTTATACCTGCCTCTAATCAAAGTGCAATCAACCTAAAACCAGGACAACAGATTACTACTACAACAACAAAAACTGATGGTACAGATACAAAAATTACTGCAACAGGAGACTATAGATTATCTAAAGTAATTATTGGTGAACCTTATGAAATGCAATATAGATTTAGTCAACAGCGATTAACAGAGCAAACACCTGGAGCTAATGCTGGTGGTGAATTTATCAGTGGAAGATTACAGCTACATCACTTTTATATCAAGTATGAAGATACTGGTTTCTTTAAAGTTGAAGTAACTCCTGAATATAGAGATACGAGTACTCATGATTTTACTGGTCAATTATTAGGTGCTGCTTCTTCTACTATTGGTTCAGTTAATTTAGAGACAGGTACATTTAGAGTTCCTGTTATGAGTAGAGCTGACAGAGTAGATATTGATATTAAAAACAATACATTCTTACCTACACAATTATCTTCTGCTGAATATGAAGCTAGATTCCATATGAGATCCAGAAGAATTTAATGGGGCATCTAAGAAAATCTACCGTTTCTGATTTAAACTATGTCATTGATAACTTGAGAGTTTTGGATAAAGTTGAAGCTTATTATCAGACAGGAGAAAATCCAGAAGAAGCTGTTAGAAGGACATATTTATCATCTAAAAAAGTAATGACAATTGCTGGTGATGATGATCAACCAATGGGTTTATGTGGAGTCATTGTTAATGGTGTTATTTGGATGGTTGCTACTGATGAATTATTTAGTACGAAAAAATATAAGATTCAATTAATAAGAGAAGGAAGAAAGTGGATAGATAATCTTTTGCAAAAGGAGAATGTCTTATATAATTGCGTATATGCAGAGAATCGTTCTGCTATTAAATGGTTAAAGGCACTCGGCTTTACCTTTATTAAGCTCAATCTTGAATACGGTCATATGAAGAAACCTTTTTTTGAATTTGTGAGGATCGCTTAAATGTGCGTTTTTGCTGCTCCTGCTTTAGCTGCCGGTGCCGGTGCTGCTACAGCGGCTACTGCAGTACCACTTGCTGCTACAGCCGCTGCAGCCGCCGCACCTGTTGCTGCTAGTACAGGTTTATTTGGATTAGGTGCAGGTGCTAGTAATTTATTTCTTGCACAGTTAGGAATAACTGCTGTTACCTCTGCATTGCAAATGCAGCAACAACAGAAAATAGCAAGCTATCAATATGAAGCAGCAGCAAGAGCAGCTGAATCAGCCAACCAAGCTTTTATAGATCAACAAGAAGGTTTAAATGCAAGACTAAGAGAAGAAAAACAAGCAGCAGAACAACAGAAATTTGACGTAGCAAAGAAAACTCTTCAAGCCAAAGGAGCAATAAGAGCTAGTGAAAGAGCAGGTTTAACTGTTGATTTATTATTAGCTGATGCAGAAAGAGAAGCAGGTAATTGGAGAAATTCTTTAAATCAGACAATTCAATCAGCTGACCAGCAATATAGAAGAAACTTAAAAGGATTAGAAGCACAAAGAGAAGGAAGAACTAATCAAGCAATTGATATAAGAAACCAAGCTTCTGCTAATGCTCCTTCTTTATTAGGAACTATCGCTAACGTTGCTAATACAGGTCTTACTAATTACATGAGCTACAGAGCTTTAGCAATCTAATGACTAACAGTTTCAGACCACAAGCACAACCAGTAGATACCTTTGTACGTCCTAGTACAGTTGCTCCTACTACTGGATTTGATCAATTAGTTAACGCTCTTAAAACTGTTAATCCTGCTATTAATCAATACTTTGACTCAAGGATTAAAGAAGAAATAGAGAATGAGCAACAAGAAGGCGCAGAAATAGCAATAGAAGAATCTGTTAAAGGTTTTAAAAATATTACTAAGTCAGTTAGAAAAAAAGATGGTGATGATGCTGCTAGACAATTAATAGGTGGAAGTATCTTTGCTGATCGTGCTTATCAAAGAACTAAAGCTAATATTTTAGGTAACAATATTAAAAGCAGATTAGAAAATAGTTATGCAACTACACAGATAAATGATCAACCTTTATCAGCTTATAAATTTGAGTCTCAAGAATTTCAAGGTTGGTTAGAAGAACAACGTAATACTACTATTGATTTATTAGGTGATGTTAATTCTACTTATGTTAATAAATACTTTATTCCAAAGTTAACTGACGCTACAGCTAATATTACTGGTCATCATATTAAACAATACAAAGAGTTTAAGTTTGAAGCCTTAAAATCATTATCTGCTTCTATTGTTGAGCAGGTTATTGCTTTAGATACAGATTCAGCAAAAGAACTTATACAAGGTTATGAAATAAGTATGGGTGATTTAGGTATTAGTGGAAAAGATAGACAATCAATTAATAAAGCTATTCTTGATGCAATTATGGCTGAAGCTGAAACGGTAGGAATTGATGGTGATATAGAAAGAGCAGAAGACATTCTTGAACTAGCAGGTTTATTTCCTTATGGACCAGGTGGAACACTTTCTTTAACAAAACATCCAGATTTCAAAAAACAAGCAAATCAACTAGAAAGACGAATATCAGATATATCTTATAAAAATGCTAGAAGAAAAGAGATAGAAGAAAAAAGAGCTAAAGAAGAAGATGTTGTAAATAGTCTAAAAACCTATGCTGAAGCTTTAAGTAACGATGACCCTAATGC